GCGGCGACCGTGATCGCGGGAGCCGATGCGCTCCGGAACGAGGCGCCTGGATGGACCTTGATCACCCCCGCCGTGCCGCCGACCGCGCCGTGACCGATCAGGCTGCCAGCGCTCGCGTCGCGCGTCCAGGAGGCGCCGGAGTAGAGCTCGATGATCGGCCCCGTCGCCGTGTTCTCGGTGCATACGTGGCCCTCAGTGTGGACGATGCGCCCGCCGTAGTCGGCGTAGGTGCGTCCCTCGGTCGTGACCGATCCAAGGTGCCCGAGCGCCTGCGCGTGGACGACGATCCCTTCGACACGACTCGAATGCACCTCGATGTACGCGGACGGCTCCTCGCAGCGCACGCCGATCGCGGGGCCGCTGCACGCGACCACCGACAACCACGCGGCGGCTTGCGCATCGACGCCGCCGTTGAGGACACAGGACGTGATCCAGCACGCCGCGCCCTGTCCGACCGCGCCAGCGTGCGTGCCGGAAAGCATCTCGAAGGTCGCCAGGAACACCGTGGTGTTGGGCGTGACCGTGAACGCGTCGGGCCCGCGGGGCAGACTGACGACCTCGATCGTGTCGCCCGTCTGTGGCTCGACGCCGCCCGGGGTCCACTGGTAGGCGCCGGTCTCGTACTCGACCGATCCGCCGCCGAGGTGCAGGCGGAACGTCCCCCAGAGCCCGTCGCGTGCCCCACCGACGATGCGCCACATCTTGCCGCTCGTGGAGGCGCTCGACGCGGCGTAGGAGGCGAGCGAGGAGCCGCCCGTCATCGTGCCGCGCGTGCTGCCCGACCACGCTGACACGGTGATCGTCGTCGACAGGAGCACCGTCGGCGTGCCCGTGATCGTGACCGACTGCGTGCCGTGCGTGCGCGCGGAGAGCGTCCAGGACGACTCGGTCGCATCGCCGGTGACATGGATCCAGAAGAAGCCCGTGCTCGCGACCTCGTTGTTCCCAAGCCGGGCGAGCGCTTCGGGCACCGTGCGCAGGGGGCTCGCGAGCGTGCCGTTGTTGTCGTCGCTCCCGGTGTTGTAGTCGACGTAGACGTCCTCCGACTGCGCCCACGCGGGATCGCAGTCGTTCGTCCGCGTCCAGGCGCTGCCGCTCCACTGGTAGAAGCTCCGGCGCGACTCGACGTAGGCGCGCGTGCCCTCCGCCGCCGTCGTCGGGAGATCGGCGAACGTCCCCACCGGCGGCAGCGTGGCAGTCGTGCCGAAGGTGCCGCGAGGGGGCATCAGATCAGCCCGTCCAGCTCGACCGCGAGCACGCCGAAGTGGCCGGCCGTGGTGTCGCCCGACTGCTTGGCCTCGACGAAGATCTGCTTCTTGAACGGCGGGATGTCGATCGGGATGTCGATCTGGATCGTGCCGTCGCTGTCGGTGAGCGCGGTCATCTGCATCTCGCCGCGTGCGATCTCGATCGTGGCAACGCCCGAGGCGATCGTGATCGTCCCGTTCGGGAGAGGGTCGTACGAGGTGACGAGGGTGCCCGATTGATCGTGTGTCTTGTACCGCACTCGCACCCACGGAATACCGCCTGACGTGAGCAAGGCCTTCGTGAACTTCACGCGTAAGTTCAGGCGCCCGTTCGAGCGGTTCTCGCGCCACGAGCCGGGAAGTGGGATTGGGCTACCGATGGCCGCCCACGAGGCGGTGAGCGTCGCGCTGCCGAATGAAAGAGCCATGGTGTCTCCAGAAAAAAGCGGCGCCGCCGGGGGAGGGAGCGGAGGTCCCCGACGGCGCCTGGGGAATCAGTTGTCGTCGGGCGGGGCGTCCTGCGTCGGGACGCCCTTGCAGCCGCCGGCCTCGGTACTGGCATCCTTGCACCAGCCCTCGGAGCGCTGCGGCGACACGCAGAGCGCCATGCAGTCCTTGAAGGGATTTGAGGGCTCCGGGTCGGATTCGATGGGGTCGCACCCGATGACGGCAGCCATGAGGACCGCGAGAAGCGCGTGCCTCATTCCGGGATGTCCTCGAACAGGGCCGAGAGCGCGGTGAGCGTCCCGGCGTCCGGGCTGTACGGGTTGCCGTTCGCCAGGCAGCCATCGTCCGGCGTGTAGATGATCTCCACGTGGCTGCCGCCGATGCCCGTGAGCGCGTCGGCGATGTCCGCCTCGGCGATCGGCGCGTCGGGACCGGGCGAGCCATTCGACAGCGTGATGTCGCGCACCTGATCGCGAATGCCGTCCGGGCCCGGAACGCCCGCGATGCGGCACACCGCGCGCGAGACGAGCGCCTGTCCCGTTCGATCGATATAGAACTGCGACCATGTGGTCATGTCGAGCTTTGCCATGAGAACCTCCTCAGATGATCATCCAATCGGTGCCGCCGGGGATTGCGAGTAGCCGCACGACGCCCCGGGCCGTAGTGATGGTGACGTTTGCCGCGCCGTCAATGGTCTGCCCAGCCTGCGGACGAATCGTGATGGTGTTGGTGCTGCTCGTGATGTTCTTCACGATGACATCGACGTCGCGCAAGGTGGCCGTCGACGGGATCGCGGGGAGTTCCACATTGAACCCCGCGCCGCTCGGATCGCACTTGACCACCTCGCCGATCGCGGTGGTGTAGTCGGCCGTCTTGGTGGCGGTGATGTTCCACGGGCGAATGGCCGCGATCCGCAGGTAGCCGTTGGCATTGTCCGCGACGAACGTGTCCGACGCGTAACCGCCTGCAACCTGGATCGTGGCCGCGTTGTCGATGTTGCCAGTGCCCGTTGCCACCGACAGCGGGGTGCCCGACGAACCGATGTTCTTGGTGACAATGAACCGCCCTTGCGTGCCCGCTGCGGGGTTCGGCAAGGTGACGGTGAACGTGCCGCCGCCAACGCTGTACTCGACAAGATCGTAGAGCGCCGCGCTGTAGTTGCTCGACTTGGTGGACGTGTTCCGAAGAACCGGACCTTCCCACGTGCCGTCATAGGCAACACCCGCCATCTGCGTCGAGCCGCTCTCGAAGTTGTGCAGATAGCCCGCGGTTTGCGTGCCGGAGTAGGCGCGCGAGGTGACCGCCGCTCCGGTGCCGCCCGTGCTCTTGTTGCCCTTGAGGAGCAAGGGCGCGCTCGTCGCTGTCGAGCGACATTCGAGGTCGTTGGAGCCGCTGGAGTAGAGGCCTGTTCCGGACGTGAACAGGTAGCCCGCGGTGCCCTGAGACGACACGAACCCATTGCTCCGGGTGCGCACGTCGAAGAACGTGGAATCGCTCTCGTCGAAGAGTGCCAGTGTGCTTGTGGGGTACGTGGAGCCCGAACCGTACAGCGCGATGATCTGCGAACGGCTCGTCCCCAGCGCGCGATGCTCGATCGCGGCCTGCTTCTGCGTCGCCCCGGAAAAGGACGACATCCGCAATCCGGGCGTGTACTGGTTGCCCGCGCCGGACGTCGTGTTGACGAGGTGGACGCCCGCGGCGCTGGTCGTCCCGAGGGCCGTCTTGGTAATCGTGGCCGTGTCGCTCGCAGCAAGCGTTGTGATGCCGGACAGCGCCGCGGTGAACGTCACCGCATTGATGTTCGATCCGAAGGCGAACGTGCCCAGCGTGGCGCGGTCGATCTGCGGGCCGACGAAGCCGCTGGACCCAGCGGTGCTCGATCCGGTGGTGGTGATGTTCTGCGCGCCGAAATCGGGGCTGATCTTGGTGCCCGCGATGGCCGCCGCAGCATCCACGTCGGCGTTGACGATCGCCGAACTGCTCATGACACCGCTTGCGCTCATGTGCGCGATGCCGGACCCCAGCGACGAGACGGTCAGGGCGGAGAGCTTGAGCCCCACGAACGACCCGATCGTGGACTGATCCCCTGCGGTGTTGTACGCGAGGTCGAAGCGCGTGTTTGTCTCATCCCAGAACAGCCCCGGCATGTCGCGCTTCGTCGATCCGTCGGCGCTGCCGCGGTCGATCACGAAGCCGGCGATGTTCACAGGGACCGAGACGACGCCGGTGCTCGAATTGAACACCACGAGCCGGTCTGCGAGCGACACGGCCGTGCTGTTGACGGTAGTCGTGGTGCCAGAGACGGTCAGATCCCCGGAAACGACCAGATCGCCCGTCGTGAGCTGCTGCCCGTTCAGGGTCACCGACGCGTTGGCCCCCGCCAGGGCCGCATTCACCTCGTCAAACGTGATGGCGCTTGCGCTGAGGTTGCCGGACGCGTCAACGATGAGCCGATACCCATCATGCGCGAAGACGGCGCCATGGAGTCGAATGGCCCCGCCGCCGGAGAACGTCACGGCTCGGATAAGGCCGCCACCGCCTGGATTTGTCGCAACGTCCAGGCCGAACGCGGCATACGGACCAACGATGTTGGTCCAGTACCAGGTCATCCGCGCGGCTTCGGTGTTCGTTCCTGCGCCGTCCGGCAGGTAGAACGACCGATAGGCCGCGGTATTCGTCGCGCCATGTCCCGAGGCGTCGGTGACAGTGCGCTTGTCGTAGCCTGTTTGGACGCTCGTGGTCGCCTGGCTCGCGCCGCGCGACGATGCCAGTGGAGCGACGGAGGTACTGGCGAACTCGACGGTGCTCGTCGTCGCCCGGATCGGAATGCCGTTCGCGTTCAGCGCGGTCGTGGTGTCCTCAAGGACTGCCGTTGCTGCGTCGAGCCCGGAACTGCCCCCGGTGAACTGCGTGAACGTGAGCGTGTCCGTGCCGACGACGTCGGAGCCGACGTTGTTCGTGCAGACGAACCCCTTGTCGCCGTTCGTGGTGCCCTGTTCAACGAAGCAGTAGGCGCCAGCCGCGCTCGCCCCAGCGGCCAGATCGGTTGCCCGCGTCCACGAGCCCGCGGCGCTCACGTAGATGCCCGTCGCCGAGCTGCCCTGATCTTTCACCAGGACGCGCTTGCCGGCCGTCACCGACACGCCGTCGACGGTCTGCGCGCCCGACAGCGTGATCGACGCCGTCGTGGCGACGAACACGGAGGCTTTCGGGTCGAGCCCGGCCGCCACGCTGTCGACGTACGCCTTCGTCGCGGCGTCCTGCGCGCTCGACGGATCGCCGAGGCCAGTGATCCGATACGTGGACATCGCGACGTTCGCGGTGGGCTGCCACGTCGCCGTGACGGCGCCGGTGGAGCCGCTCACGTGCAGGGGTGTCGTCGCCGCGATCGACGCGACGTAGCCCCCGCCGACGAGCGCCGCGGCGTCGACCGTGCGGAGGTTCTCTTGATGCGGGCCCACGTACGAGCGCGTGCCCCCGAACTGACTTCCTTCGCCGAAAGCGAGATCGTGCAGCCCGAGGTTCGGACTGACCGTCTCGACGCTGATGTCGGAGGAGACGACGGACCCGTTCACCGTGAGCCGGAACGTCCACTTGCCCCACGTCGTCGCGGGGTCGGGGATCGTGATGTCCGGCGGGACGACGCCCGAGCCCCCGCTGTTCGCGAGGTAGTAGTACCGCCCCGTGCTCGCGTCCGTGCTCCAGCCAGAGGGGACCGACCAACCGGGCGGATAGGCAACGATCTCCCAGCGCGCAGCCGGCGTCGCCCACCCCGCGTAGCTCGTGGCGAGGAGCGAGATCACATCGCCGCTCGCCACCTCGGCGGAGGTCGACTGCACGGCGCCGCCGTTCTTGCGGTATCGGAGATTCGCAGTGGCCATAGGGGGTCCAGAAAGGCCGAAGGCCCACGCGGCAGGACCGGTGAGCCTTCGAAAGTGGCAGTTGGAAGAGGGCTAGTTGAGCTTCGCGATGTCGCTCACAAGGGCCAGTTGCGCCGAGCGCGGCGCGGCGATCTGGGCGCGCTTCCGGGCGTCGTGGAGCAGCCGGGCGAGCGCGCAGTGGAGCTCTCCGAGGCGCGCCTGCGGGAAGCACGCCCAGGACTGCCCGCCCTTGCGCGGGAAGCCGAGCCGGTCGCGCAGCGTCTCCTCCGCGGCCATGCGCATCGCGCGGAGCGTGCGGGCGTCGGCCGGACGACCCACGGCGCGCGCCTCGATGCGGGCGACCTCCTGGAGCGGTTGGAGGACGTGGAGCTTGGCGCCGGTGCCGAGGCCCGGGCGACCGCCCTGCGACTCCAGGGCCGCGATGCGGGCGAGGAGGGGCGAGACGGCCAGCTCCACCGCCGCGCGCGAGGCTTCGGCGATCGCGGTCGTGAGCTGCTCCGCGGTGAGCACCGGAGCAACGCCGCGGCGCCCGAGGAAATGATCGGCGAGGACGTCAGCGCACTCCCGCTGGTAGAGCGCGAGCTTCTCCCGCAGGTGCGGCTTCACCTTGCCGGCGTTCACCGTGAACAGCCACCCGGCGACCGAGCGGATCGAGAGGCAGGTGGTTTCCTGGACACCTCCGTCCGAAGGGACGGGGAAAATCCCCCACCCTGCCCACGGGAGCGACTTCAGCTTGTCGGCTTGGGATTTCACGTCCGCGAGCCCGAGCGGCTCGCACAGCCGAGCCAGCACGACGAAGTGCTCGCCCTTGCCGTCGGTGACCACGTCGAGCTCGTCGCCGTGAAAGTTGAACTTCTCGATCGCGATGGTGCCGCTCATTGGACTCGACCTCTCGCGCCCTCGCGGGTCGCGGTTGTGCGTGTTCGTGAAAGCCGAGCCCGGTGCGGAGCCGCTCACGGTCTCCACCCTGCCGAAGCGTCGGGCTCGGGGAATGAATGCCTCCCACCTGAACGTCCGCCCCGCTGGCCGCCCGGCGCCGATACGGCGTAGCCTTCGGGCATGGGAGAGAGCGGGACGGGAACAGCGGTCCGGAAGATCGAGAACTTCGGCACAGGCTGCGCGCCGCAGGCCCTGGGGGCGCTCACCGGCGCCGCGGCGCTGGCCTACGGACTGAACCACCACAACCCGGTCGTGCTGTTCTGGGCCGTGGTCCTCGGCACGGCCCTCATCGTCGTCGGCCTCATCGTGGGCCGGCGCCTGTCGACGCGGTGGTCGTGCTCCCTCTGCGGCAACCCGATCCACGGGCCCGAGGTCAAGCTCTGCCCCACGTGCCGGGCGCCCCTGGGCAAGGGCTGAACGTGCGAACCGTTCTGGACGGTCGGCGCGAACGGGGTTACCGATGCCTCCCCGTGAAGAACGGGTCGGTCGTCGGGTGGGTCATGCGCCTTGGAGCGCGTCTTTTCGTGGGCGCGGAGGTCCTGTCCTTGGTGCTCGCCCTCGGCGGGTTCGACGACTGCGCGAGCGATCCGATCGTGTTCCCGGACGGGGGCGGTGGAACCGGTGGCGTGATCGCGTGTGGCGACACGACCTGCGTGCCCGACAAGTGCTATTCCGCCTACGAGTGCCAGGACGGCAACTACTGCCATCCCACCGCGAAGGACCCGAGTTTCCAGCAAGCCGGCGACGCCTGCCACAACGTCGAGTGCGATCCCGAGGTCGGGTGGAGTCTCGTGCCCGTGCCCGTCGACGATGGGAACCCATGCACCGAGGACTCGTGCAATCCGGTCTCGGGGGACGTGAACCATTTCCCGATCGAGGGCTGCACTCCCTAGCTGAGCTGGAGCTTCCCGGCCGTGCCGCTGATCTTGACCATGTAGATCCACATGGCCAGAGCGACTCCTCCGGAGTCGCGCGGAAGGGTCACGAGCAACCCATATCGATACGACCGGTCCACGGTGGCCGAGACCGTGATTGTCGTTGTGCGCACCGTGTTCCAGTTGGCGTTCACGTGGTCGTCCGTCTCTGGCGAGGAGACAGTCGCGGCGTCCGCCGCGGATCCGTCTTGCCACCGAACGAGCGTGAACGTCGCCTTCGTGGTGAGGTCGTTCACGACCCCCTTCGTCTTGATCGACACGGACGAAATCGTGGCCCCGTCGGGGAGCGGCTCGAATTCGAGGATGCACCATTTCCCGGTCCCCCACGTGCCACCGTCGATCGTGAGGAACGCCGGAGTCGCGAACAAGTCACTCGGGTATTCGATGGCGTCCGGAGCGCCGTATTTCCCCGACTCATCCGCACCGAACGTTCGAGTCGCCGCTGACACGCGCACGGCATAACGGCTCCACGATCGCGCGGTGTTCAGGACTGGCCACGACGACGCACCGACGAGCTTGAGCGTGGAGATGTACGTGTCGCCCTGGAGCGTGACCGTCGAGTTGGCCACGCCGAGGATGTAGCTGTCCTCTTCGAGACTGATCGCTCCGGGCCCACCATTGGCTGTGCTCATCAGCGTGACGGCGCCGCGCACGTTTGTGGTGCCGTTCAGGTTCACCGTCGAGCCCGACGCGGACGAGAAGGCCGCACCGCTCGACAGCGCGATCACGCCCGTGTTCTCGACGGACAGCGTACCACCGGGGTTGCCGAGGCCGCCGCCGTTGTTTTTGAGCGTGAGCGTGCCGTAGACGTCGAGGTCGGCGTTCTTGTTGATCTGGACCAGCGTTCCAGTCTGCGCAGTGAGCGTCGCGACGTTCGTCAGCACCTCGAGACGGATGTCGCCGCTCGTCCCGTCCGCCTTGAGCAACGCCCCGTTCTTGAGCCGGATCTCGCCCGTGCTCTCGACGTTGAGGCGCGCGCTCGCTGCGAGGCTGTGCCCGGTGCCCGTGAATTCGAAGCCGGCGCCGCCGACCGTGATGAACGCCCCCGGAGCCCACGTGCCGCCGTCGTCGCCGTTGATCGCCTTGAAGCTCTGATCCCAGAGCAGCGTGTACTCGACGGAGTCCGGAACGTGCCCGTCCGGAATCGGATCGGTGTGCCCGACGAAGTATACGAAATGCGCCATGCGGTGAGCCTCAGGTGACGGTGATCGTGCCGATGGGGTTGCGGCCGATCTGGCCAAACACGGGGTCGCCAATCGTCCAGGGCCTGATCGTTCCCGAGCCGTTGGTCGGGCAGATCGCCCACGTGGTCACCCCGGAGAGGATCCGGTCGAGGAGCTCGTCGGCCTTGCCGCGCCGCACGGGGTCCAGCGCCACCGTTTCGTTGAGCGCCACGAGGATCGCCCGTTGCGTGCTCGTCCACGCCGGGAATGGCATCTGCGTCGCGAGCGCGCCCGGTTCGTGGGCCTGCTGGAAGGTCGCGGTGAAGTACAGCTCGGGGTCGCCGATCGCGAGGCCCTCGACCGTGACGACCTCCGCGCGCCCTAGGTTCTCCGGTTCGATCACCAGGCGGTCGCCGATCGCGAGCGAGTGCTCCGACGTCGGCACCAGATCGAGTGGCGTGTAGCGCACCTGCTGCGACGCCCCGAGGCCGGTCGAGATCGACGGGACGATCTGCACAATTTTACGCTCGACGCTCTCGGCGAGGAGAAGCTGCGGATCGTCGCCGAGGTCCGCCGGCCACACGACCGCGTCAGCGCTCGTCGGGATGTAGAGCCCAAAGAAGTCTTCGCCGAAAGCCTCCTGGAGCTGCGCAGTCAGCTCTGCTCGAGCGGAACCACGGGGCGCGCGCTTCGCCGCGGCGAGGGCCGCGCGGCGCGTCTTGAGCGTGTCGTCGGCGCCGTGCTGAAGCCCGTGCTCGGCCTCGATCTGCGCGAGCAGGTAGTACGCCCCGGCAGCGAAGCGCTCGCCGTCGGCCTTGTCGAGGGAGGTGGCGATGCGCGCGAACGTGATCGCCGTCGTGAAGCACACGAGGTCGACCAGCGATCCGGGCGTCGTCGCGAGCGCGCCGTTGCGCTCGTCGTACTTGGCGAAGAGCCCGATCGCGGTGTCGTAGATGGCCTCCGCGAGAGGCTTGCCGGCCTTGTTCGCGTAGAGGCCCTTCGGCGCGAAGAGGGAGTACTTCACCCGAAGATCTCGAGCGCGAAGTTGATGTTGGCCGCGCTGTTCGACGCGTTCCGCATCGTCACGTCCAGCTCATTCGTGCCGGCCGCGGCGTAGACGAAGCCCGTGCCGTGCGTGGGCCACCCGCGCGGGGGGCGGTTCTGCGCGGGGAGCGTTCCCTCGGGCCAGGCCACGTTGAGCACCCCGGGACCGCCCGTCGGGTCGAGCGTGAACATCGAGTCCTCGACGAGCGTGCCCATGGAGTCGATCGCGACGATCGAAGGGGTGCCGCCGGACCATTCGATCCAGAGGCGGCACGTGGGCATCATCCGAGCGAGGCCGGCGAGCGTGGCCGTCTGGACGTTGTCCATGTCCGCCGAGCGCTCGGCACCCTTGTGCGGGGGCGGGTCACCGTCCTGGATCTCGGTGCCGCCGAGGTCGTTCGCGTCGGGGACACGGGGTCCGCCGTCCTCGAGGGGGATATCGTACGTGTAAACGCCGTCGGAAACGCCACCAGCCATGATCCCTCACGTCTGCGGATAGAGGCCGAGGTCGGAGACCTTCAGCAGGTTCACGCTCACGCCCGGGGTGCCGACCGTCGTCGTGTACGGGGTCGACGGCGCGAGCACCTCCACGTCTTCGATCGCCCCGGACGCGCGCGCGGCTCCCACGAGCCCTTCGTTCGTGATCACGCTCGGCCACGAGGTCGGCGAGTACGGCCAGCGGCGCCGGCGCCCTCCCGGGTCCGGGAGCGACGCGAACATCTCGCCCGGCCCGAAGGTGCCCGCGTACGCGAGGAGCTTCGCCGGCATGCGGTTGAGCGACGTCGACCACGGCGAGAGCAGCGCCCCCACCTCCGGCACGTAGACCTCGCTCGCGCCGAGCGCGCTCGTGAACGTGAGGTCCCACGACTTGCCGCTCACGACGGTCGACACGGTCGCGATCCGCTTGCGCCGGAAGGCTTTCGCGCCGAGGTCGTAGAGCGCGATCGTCTGCCCCACCGCGGGCGCCGTGGTCGTGGTGCCCGTCGTCGCGCGGAGGGCGAGCGAGGACGTGACGGCGGACACGACCACCGGATCGCCGGGGATGTACGCGGGCCACGGCGTGCCATCGACCCAGCCGCGCGCCTTGTCGAGCCACGTCACGCCGAGCGCGACCACGACCGTCTGCGCGAAGAGGGTCGCGACGGTGATCGTCCAGTCGGCGGGGAAGCTGTTGCGGAGGTCGGCCTCGACGAGCCCGCGCTGCACGCTGTTCGGCAAGCGCGAGGCCGTCGCGTCCGGGCGCAGCGTGAATGCCACGCACGTCGAGCCGGGGCCCATCCAGGCGGGGTACGCGAACGCCTTCTCGACGCTCACGGCGGCCGTCTTCTGGGCGACGTACACCACCTCAGCGCTGTTGCCGGCCGCGGGCGGGTTGGTGTTCGCCTCGATGATCCGGTTCTGGAGCTCGACGTCGGTCTCTTCGTCGCGCCCGCCGGTGAGGCCCACGAGGGTGCCCGTGCCGTCGTTCTGCGAGAGGACCGTGGCGGTGAGCGACACGCCGAGCGGCTGTGCATCGAACTGGAGGACGGTGCCGTGCGCGAGGTTCGTCGCGGGCCCGGTGTCGACGCCGATGATCGGGATCGGATCGCCGTCGAGGTAGTCCTTCTCTTCGAGCACGCGGAAACGAAGGCCGGACACCTGATCGGTGAGCGTCACCGTCGTGTCAATGTGCGCGCCCCCGGCGATGATCTTCGTCGCTTCGACGTACCCCGTCGCGCCGATCGCGGGGCGGCGCAGGCCGTCCTCGGGCCCGAGCTTCTCGATCGCGAGGCGTTCCAAGCGCGCGCCGAACGTGTTCTTCACGAGCCACGACTTCGCGACCGTGAGCTGGTTCGCGTACTGCGGCATCGCGAGGTCGCCGAGCACCTCCGCGACGAGCCCGGGGAACGTGCCCGGCCCGACGTCGACGGCCTTTGTGGGGTCGGCTTCGAGCGAGCGGACGGTCCACGAGTTCTTCGCGTCCGCCACGACGTCATCGCGCGTCGGCGTGTAGAACCCCTCGGGAATGTCGGTCATTGCACCACGACCCGGTTGCGGTCCGCGTCAGGGGCGCGGAGGTTCTGGTAGGTGATCTCGACGTGCGCGCGCCACGCGTTCTTCGCGTACGCGACAACAGACACGAGGCGGACGTCGCCGGTCGTGACTCGGTCCGCGAGCGCCGCTTGAACGATGCGCGTGGCGTCGGCGGTCATCTGCTCGCGCGGCCCGATCGCCAGCTCGCGCAACGTCGTCCCGACGGCCGGCGCCGACGGTGCCGCACCGAACGCGAGCACGAGTTGCATCGCGACCCAGTGGTCGACCGGGTGAACTTCCTGGTAGTGGCCGTTCTCGTCGGGGAGGAAGTCCATCGTCGCGGCGTCGAGGTAGAGCGCCTGCGGGAGCGTGACGGACCGCGGATTCGGGACGGTGTTGGCTGGGTCGTAGCCAGCCTGGACCTCGCCCGCGGGAGTGCTGCCTGCGCCGGTGGTCACGGCTGGTTTGCCGTCGGCTCCGCGGGTTTCGGCCAGACGCGCTTCCCGTCGACGTAGATCCCCATGAACTCGGCGCGATCCAGCGAGGCGACGATCTTGTCGAGGTCGATGTCATCGCGAAGGGTAAACGTGAAGTCGGCGGGGATGTTCTGCGAACTGTTCGACGGAGCGCTCATGTTCCCTTCACCTTCTGCGTGTCCGCGCTCACGAGCGCCGGCACCGTGATGCCCTTGGCCGCGCACGCCGTCGTGAGGCCTGCCCACGCCGCGGCGAGCGCCGCGTACTTCACGAGCGGGACGGCGGTGTCGTCGCCGAGCACCACGCCGTCGCTCTTCACGACCACCTTCGTGCCCGCCGCGTGCTCGATCGTGACGTCGCCGGTGGAGGCGTTGACCTCGATCGTCGTCGCGCCCGCCGCGGTCTGCACCTCCGCGCGCAGCGTGCCTTCGTCTTTGTCGCCGCCTTTGCCGTAGAACGCGAGGTAGGGCGTCTGCACGGCGCCGCTCACCTCGGCGGTGGCGTAGAGCGCCGCGCCGCCGTCGCCGAAGTCCGGGAGGCTCGCCTGATACCGCGGGTCCGTCGTCGCGATCGTGTAGCCCTCGGAGCCGTGGAGCAGCACGAGCGCGTTCGCCCCGAGATCGTCGGTCGCGTCGCGCGGTCGCGAGCACAGCCCAAACGGCTGGATCATCTCGTACGAGGTGTCCTTGCCGTTCGAGCCGTACGTCTGCGGCTGCGCGAACACGAAGCCATCGCGCACCTCCACAAGCTGGAGGGATCGGAGATCGAAGGTGATCATCGGGCGTGCTTCCAGCCCCGCTTCGAGCTGCCTCGCGGCGCGAGCGGCGCGGTGATCTCGTCGTCGCCGAACACGAGGTCGGTCGGGTCGATGAACGTGATCGTCGTGTACGTGCCACCGCTCACGCTGGAGTGGTGCTGCACCTTCTCGACCCACATCGGGCCGTCGATGCCGTGCTCGTCGTCGCGCACGTGCGCCACGAGGTCGGGCACGGGGATGATCCGCTTCGTCGGATCGGCCAGCGACGGCACCGTGTGCCGGTGGGGGATCGGGAAGACGAAGGATCGGTTCGCGCGGCGCTCCTCGGCGCACATCTTCCGCGCGCGGTAGTTCGCCTGGCGCGCGTTCTTGACCTGCGGGTCCTTCTTCACGAGGCGCGCGGGGAGCGGCATGCCCGACAGCGCCTCGGGGTCGGAGAAGCGCCCCACGACCGGCTTGCGGCCGTCCTTTCCGCCGCCTGCCTGCCCGTAGACGACGTACTCGGAGTGCCGCCCCGTCATCACGTAGCGGATCTGCGGCGGGCCACAGATCACGGCGTTCTCGGGCGTGTTCTCGGCGCGCGTGTTGAGCACCATGAACTGCGCCGGCTGCTTGCCGTCGGGCGCCCCGATCTCGAAGATCCAGGGGTCGTTGCCGTCGGGGTCGACGCCCGCGCGCAGGAAGACGCCCGCGCGATCGCCGTCCTTCTTGAAGGCACCGAGCCACGTCTCGCCGACCTCCCACTTGATCGGCTTGTCGGCCTTGAAGCCCTTGATGACCTTGACCTTCTTCTGCTGCGTCGTCTCGACCACCGTCACGCCGGAGCGCACCGCGATCTGGTCCATCGCGAAGGGCTCGCCCGCGGCGGCGCCGGTCGACGTGATGCGCGTCTGCGGGGGGTTCGGACCGCCGATGATCTTGCCGCTCGTGAACGTCGTCGACGTGGTGACGGTGTCGACGATCGGAGTGCCCGACACGGCCGAGCGCCACGACGCCGCATCCGCGAAAAGCTGATACTCGGTGATGCCCGCGCCCTCGATCGCCGCCTTCGCGAGCCCTTCGAGCGTGATGTTGTTGAAGGCTCGCTCGTGCTCGACGGTGTCCTTCACGAGCTGCACCATCGCGTCGCGCGCGCTGAACGTGATCTCCGTCGCGCCCGTGCCCACCCGTTCGAAGCCGTCGACGAACGCGACGAACTGCACGACGCCGTTCACGCGCACCGCGACCGTCGCCCCGGGGAGCACCGTGCGCATCAGGTCTAGCGACGTGCCGCCCGAGCCGAGCGTGAAGCTCATCGTGTTCGGCGTCGTGAAGTAGCTGAAGACGACGTCGTACTCTTTCAGGTTCACGACCTCGCGGCCGTTCACGAGCAGATCGACGGTGTCGAGCGGCGGGCTCATGGCGTGAGGTAACGAACCTCCGTGCCGGCGCGGATCGCGAGCGCGTCGTCGAAGTCGTTGAGGCGCAGGATGTCCTTCAGCGCGTGGGTGGGATCGCCGAAGAGCAGCATCGAGAGATCGACGATGCTCATCTTGTCGCGCTCGGTCGTGTACGCGGCGAGGGGTCGCGAAGCCACGAGGGACGTGTTCATCTGCGTGCCGACGGTGCCCCACAGGCTGAGCGTCGCGCGCAGCGCCTGGGCGCCTTCGGCCGTCTGGAGGATCGGGACGCGCGCGAGGTTGCCCACGCGGTCGAAGAGCCCGTCCACCCGCGCGTGCTGGTAGTCGGCCTCCATCTCGATCGACTCCTGGATCGCGAGCACCCGGTCCAGCTCTTCCAGCACGGCGTCGAGCCACGACTGCGCTTCGACGTCGCCGAGCTTCTCGACCTCGAACTTCACCGCGTCGTACTGCGGCACGATCGTCCGCGACGTGAACGTGATGAGCTTGTCGGCCGTGTACTTCGCCGACGAGTCTTCGAGGAACGTGAACTCGACCTTCTCGCCGGAGCGGACCGCCGCGAGGAGCGTGCGCGGCCAGTCGATCGCCTTGCACGGAAGCTCGCCCCCGAGGTTCGGGACGTAGAGCGGGTACGTCGCCTCGCTCTCGCACAGGCTCACGAGCTGCGAGAGGCGGTCCGGGTAGAGGTCGGGCCACGACGGCATGTCCGTGTGGAACTGCGCCTCGACGCGGATCTCGTACGCGCGCCGCCCGAGGCTCTCGATCTCCGCGCCGGGGCGGTGGAGGTACTCGTGGACGTGGTGCCGCAGCGAGCCCTTGATCGAGAGGGACACGTACGGGAACTCGATGTCGCCGAACGCGAGCTTCTTGAAGCCGTCGAAGATGTCGACCATGGGCTACTGCGCGACCGTCCCCCCGGTGGGAGCCGTGATGGATCCGCCCACGATGACGACCTCCTGCGGACCGCCTTTCTTTGGCGGGTTCGCCTTCACGAACTCGGCGATCATCGTGTCGAGCTTGCTGGCCACGGCGTCGAGCGACGCCTTGTCTTTCTGGTTCTGTCCGGCCCCGCCCTCGTACTCCGCGAGAGATTTGTCCCCGGTGACGGTCGAGATGATCCCGGCGCCCATCTGCCCGAACCAGCCAACGTCTTCCGAGGCGTCGTACCTGCCGGCGCGCTTCTGCTCGCCAGCGATCTCCGCACGGCGCCGCGCGAGCGCGTTGGCCGTCTCTCTCGACAGCCCGCCCTTGCTCGCCGCTTCGGTTTCGGCGCGCTTCAGAAGCTCGGCGTCGGCATCGGCGCGCGCCTTCGCATCCGCCCCCGCCTTGTCCTTGTCCTCGCTGTACGCCTGGATCGCCATGTAAGCCATCGCGATGCTGGCGGTGATCGCGCCCACCGCGAGGCCCTTGCCCGCCAGCGCGTTTCCGAGGCTTCCCGCGATCGCCTTGCCGAGCACCTCGCCGAGGACCTGCTTGCCGACCGCTGCGGCGATGCTGCCGCCGATGACCGTCGCCACGGCCGCCCACGGGTGTTCCGCGGCGCTCACCACGATCCCGGTGATCGCCTGCGCCGCCTTCGCCGCGGGATCTTCCAGCTTCTCCAGCGCGGGGATGAGCCGGTCGGCCATGTACGACGTGATGCGGTCGATCCGGTTCTGGAACTCCTGCGCCTTGCTCTCCTTCGTGTTGAGCGCGCGCCCGAGGTTCTCGTTGATCTGGTCGTCCGTGATCGTCCCGCCGAAGCGCGCAAACTGCTCGTTCACCGCCGCGAGACCCTTGTCGCCCCCGCCGGCGCGATTGTAGCTCGTGGTGAGCGCCGTCACCGCGCGCTCGCCGACGACGTTAGCGAAGAGCTTCTTCATCTTCTCCATGTCGCCGCCCGTGGTCGTGAGCGAGCGCCGGATGATCTCGAACGGGTCGGCGAACGCGCCCTTCTGCGTGGCGCTGTCGACCTTGATCCCCATCGCTTCGAACTCTTTGCGGCGCGCCGGGGTCGCGAGGGTGTTCGCGAAACCCATCACCGCGGTGGCCGCCTGCGTGGGGCTCGCGGCGCCGCCGAGCTGCATCGCGAGCTGAGCGAGCGCGCCCATCTTCTTGATGCTCTCGGCCGTGGAGCCTTCGAAGCGCCCGCCCGCGGCCTTGAGCTTGGCCATCTGCGTCGCGAGGTTCCCGATCTCGATCGCGCCCTCCTGGCCCTGCGCGGTGAGCGCACGGAGCACGTCGTTCACGGCCTTCGCCTTGTCGGCGGCGGTCGCGAACTCCTTGCCCTCGCCCACCTCGCCGATCGCGGATCCGACCTGACCGGCCGTCGCGACCATCACGTCGAGGTCGACGTTGAACGCCTTCGCGAGGCCGGCGAGACCATCGAGGCCCGCCTTCGCGGTGTCGAGGTCGCCCGTCAGCGCCTGGTACTGCCCGAGGCCGCTCAAGACCTTCGTGGGGTCGAGCTTGTACTTGTCCCCGACGGTGCGCGCCGTGTCTTGGAGCGCGAGCACGTCGGCGTTGCGGTCGATCGCGCTGCCCGTACCGCGGTTGCCCGCGTTCACGATCGCGACGGCCATCTTCTCCAGGTCGACCGCCTTCGACACGCCCCGCCCAAGGTCGAACGACACGCCGAGCCCGCCAACAACCTCGCCCGCCACGCGCGTTGCGACGCTCGCCGCCTTGCGCATGTACCCGAGCGCGTCCGAGGCGATCCTCTGGTTGCGCGCCGCACGCTCGTTGTCGGCCTTCTCCTGGCGCGACTGCTCCTCGCGGAAGTAGCGCTCCTTGACGTTGGCGACGTGCTTCTGCGCGCGCTCGTGCGCTCGTTCCTCCGCCCGCGTGATCTTCTCGACGTCGCGGAGGATCGCGTTGTTCTCTTTCTCGCGGATCCGTTCGAGCTCGCGCGCGGCCTTCTGCGCCTCGTCGACGCGCGCCTTCGCCTCCCGTTTCGCCGCCCCCTCGGCGCCCTTGTTCGGTGCGGCGAGGATGTCGTCGATCTTCTTCTTCGCGCGCGCCGCATCGGCGACCATCTCGCCGAAGGCCGCGCTCGTGCTGCGGCCGAGCACCCCCGAGATCGTGACGCGGTATTCGCGCTCGACGGCCATCAGCTCACCGCGCTCTGTCGGCCGTGCGTGCGCAGGTCGACGACGTACGCGAGCAGACGTCGGAGCTGCGCGCCCACCTCACGCGCCTCGGCGTTGCCGGCGCTCGCCGCCGCATCGAGGTCCGCGAAGAACGAGCCGTCCGCGAGCCGTTCGCCCAGGCGCTGCACGGCCTCGCCGCGAAGCTCGGGCCACACCTCGGAGCGCGAGATGCAGAGCGCCTCGTACTCGTCCCACAGGCGCGCGAGCCCTTCGTCGGTGAACCACGTCGACACCGCCGCGGAGTCGCCGTTCTCGCCGGGCGCGGCGTCGGCCAGCATCACGGTGCCGTCCTGCGCGTCGCTCCACGGGGCGTTCACGTCGTTCGGGGACGTGAGCACCAGGCCGAGGAGGTAGTGGATCCAGCACACCTCGTAGGTCGCCTTCCAGCGCGGATCGGAGACCGGGAGGCGCGGCAGGAGCACACACGCCCGGTTCGTCGCTTCGGCCGCCGCTTGCCCGCGCTCCTCCGCGCTCGCGATGCGCAGACCGATCCGCACGGGCTCGGTGGGCGCCCCCTTCCAGCGCGACGAGAAGCTCTTCGGGCTGAGCGTGAGCACGCGCGGCGGTGCCCCTGGCGCGAACTTGAGATCGGCCGCCTTCACGGGATGACCTTTCGCGTCCTCAGCTCGGCGCAGAACTCGAAGAACTCTCGGTCGAGGCCGGCTTCTCGGATCCAGAGGGAGACGAGATAAGGGGTCGAGCGCAGAGCGTGCGTACCGCTTGCACCGAAAAAGCAATCAGCGTGCCGCGTGGCAAATCGACGAAAGGGAGCGCGGGATCGCGTCCCTCCTCCTCCGCGAGCGTGCTGTCGTAGACCAGGCGGAAGAAGTCCTCCGGCCGCTGGTCGCGCGCGGGGTTCGGGCTCACCTGTCGCTGGAACGCGCGCTGCTGGAAGTACAAGAGCGACATGCGCCCGTCCTCCAGGTGCTTCTCGATCTCGGCGACGGACGCGAAGAAGGGCTCGAAACGATCGGGGACGTCTGCGTCGACGCACGCCCGCAGGAGCGCGTGGAGCATGAGCCCGCGCTCGTACTGGCCGTTCCCCGGGCGCGGGTCCTTCACGCCCTTCTCGGTCGCGTAGGCGAGGGCGCCCTTCTCGATCTCGGCATCGTCCTCCGGCATGAGCAGCCGGAGGTCGCACCGCAGCTCGGTCTTCCCGTCGAGCATCGTCACGCGCGCTGCGTCGCGCGCGCGGTTGCCCTCCAGGACGCGCGGGAGGATGTCGGCGAACCTCGCCATCAGGCCGTGATCATCCGGACGGAGCCGGAGAACTTGTGCGAGCCGTCGGTCTGCCCCTTCGCGATGTCGGTCTTCGTGTCCGACGAGTCGAAGGTGCCTTTGACCTCCAGCATGCCGCCGTCGATCTGCATCGTGACCGTGCAGACGGTCTGTGCGAGCACGGCCGCGTTGACGTCGAAGCGCGAGCCCCCGACGGCGTAGATGGTCTCGAAGGAGACCTCCGCCGTCGGCTTGCCGCGGGTCTTGATGACGTCGTCGGCGGTGACGATCAGGGCGTTGTTCGCCTTGTTCGACACGGTCGCCTGCGTCATCTCGGCGACCTTGCGGCCGTTGATCTTGACGATCGCGGATGCGGTCTGTCCCATGGTCCTTTACCTCACGCCGCGACGAACTTCGTCTGCGCGATCGTGCCTTCCAGTTGGTGCGTCTGCGGCGCGACGATGACCGGCGTGTACTGCACGAACCGGGGCGTGCTCGCGGTGGGATTCATGTTGACCACGGTCGGGTGCGTATCGACCTCGACGACCCAGCCCGCCTGTTCGCGGCCCTTCATGTAGGCCTGGACCTGTTGCTGCCAGTCCTTCGGGTACGTCACGCCCGCGGGCACGTCGGCCTCTTCACCGGGAGCGGGGTTGTTCCGCAGCGTGTGATGAGCGGTCGTGTCCTGCGCGTCCGTGTATCGCTGCCAGAGGGTGCCGATCTCCTCGTTGATGACGTCCGGCGTGCGCGCCTGTCCGACGTCGATCGTGCCGTCGTCCGCCGCGCCCGAGGACAGGAGCGATCGGGTGGTGATCATGCGCGGGAGGAACACGACGCCGCGGTAGGTCGGCAGCGGCGTGAGGCCCACGTCGAGCGCCGCGATTTGCCGCGTCTCGATCATGCGCTTGGAGGCCGCCTCCTGCGGGATGAAGGGCGTGGCCCAGCCGTCGTACTTCGTGTTCGGGTTCGTCTGCTCCATCATGTTGCGGAGCGCCGCCACCCACGCCGCGACCTCTTCGCCGGGCGTCTCTCCCTCTTCGTAGTCGAGCATCGCGCAGCGCGCGTTGTCGAGGGTCGTCTGCGCGAGCGAGGTCGACGACGCGAAGGCCTTCGTCGAACCGAAGACGAGGTTCGCGAACTTCCGGATCGTCGCGCCGCACCGCGTGTCGAGCGCGGTCTCCATGCGCCCGAGGTTCGTCGCGTCGATGATCGCGATAGCGCCCGTCCAGAAGTCCTCGGTCGCGAGCGTCGTGTTGAACAGCGTCGACACGTCCTCGGTCGCCGTGCCGCTGGTGAAGCGCACGCCGCCCGAGGCGACCGACGAACCGCCGGCCAGCGTCGACGTGAGGCCCGAGGGCTTGAACGTGACGTCCTGCCAGACGATGAGGTCGTTGCCGCGCGTGCCGTAACTCTTCGCGGTGAGCGTCACCGTGCCCGTGCTGTTCGACGCGGTCACCGGGCACTGCGGGGTTGCCGTGATTGCCGCGACGATCGCGTCGCCCACGGTGGTCGCCGTGTCGGTCGAGAGGACCGAGACCTCGATCGGGACGCCGCCGATGCGGTAGCGGAGCGGGCCTGTCGAGGCCACCGTCCACGAGCCGCCGATCGTGATCGTCGCGGTCGCCGCCGCGGTGCTCGTCTGCGAGACGGTCGCGATCTTGATCTTCGCGTAGGGGTCGGCGCGCCGGGCCATTCGGACCATGCGCCAGAGCTCGTTGCCGGTGCCGCCGGTGAGGGTGTCCTCGTCGCCGGGATTGACCAGCTCCACGACCTGCGTGTTCGCGGTCAGGGTGCCGCCGCCCGAGGCGACCGCGCCGACGAGCAGCAGATATCGGATCTGCGCCGCGCCCGTGGCGGACACCCCGAAGACAGTCTTGAGGGCGGTCTGCGGGAGCTTGTTCGTCGGCGACAGCTCGAAGACCATGCCGATGGGATTGCCAGCCATCTCACTTCACCTCGGCAGCGGGCGCCGCCTTGTTGGCCGCCTCGGCGGCGAGCATCTCCGGGGTCAGGAAGGGCGCGGCGAGCACCTCTTCGGCCGGGTCGACAGGCGCCTTCGCCTCCGCCGGCTTGAGGGCTCCGGGCCAGTCCTCGACGGGCGGCTTCTCACCGGTCGTGGCCAGCCAGTCGGCGATCGCCTTCGCCTTCGCCTGTTCGGGCGCGGCGGCGGGCTCGACGAACCAGATGAGGCACGCGCGCGCCGTCTCCTTGTCTGCCGCGATCAGCGCGCCCGAGCGCACCTGCTCGACGTGGTAGGGCGTCGCGAGGATCTCGACCGGCTCCTGGGCGAACGTGATCAAGGTCGCGCGCCGGCGGTACATGGGCTCGCGAGCCTTGTTGTCTTTCTCGTCGGTGGGAGTTTTGAGGACCTTGGCGCCGACGAACTCGATCACGCCCGGACGCCCCGCCTCGGGGTCGACGCGCACGAGGCCGGCGGGCATGCCGTTGGCGTCCAGCGCGAAGTACGGATTCGGCCGCACGCGCAGCAAAACAGGCTTCTTCATGAGTGCCAGTCTGGGAGGGGGTTAGAGGCTGAAGGAGTTGAAGGGGTCGAAGTGGCCCTGTGCGAACGAGGCATCGAGCCCGGGGGCGTCCGCCGGATCGGCGAGCGTTTCGCCATGTTCCGCGAGGTCGATCGCGATCTCCTCGGCGGTCTCCAGCGTCATCTCGATCGCCGCGAACATCGCCGGCTCGGCGTTCGGCATCTGCACGCGCAGAGGCACGTTCGACATCGCCGCGAGACGGAACAGCGAGAGGCCGGCCGCGCGTTGCACGAGGCTCCCGAGCTTCACGTCCGGGCTGTCGTAGAAGCCGATCGTGAACGCGCCTGTCGTGAGGGCCTGTGCGGGGATCACGAGCGCGGTGGGCTCGGTGAAGCTCCACGTGCCGATGATCGTCTCGCCGCCGTTCGCGCTGGTCGCATACAGCTTGTCCGTGTGACTCGTGCCGCCGTCGAGCTTGCCAGTGACGAGGATCGGATCGGTCGTGTTGTAGGCGCCGACCGCGGCGCTCGTGGAGATCTGGACGGGGCGGCCCGGCGTGAGCGGAAAGCTCGCGAGCCCACCGTCGAAGGTCGCGATCGTCGTCTCGCTTGTGGCCGTGGCGACGGGGTCCGCGAGCAGTCCTGTTTCGTCGGCGAGATCTTCGTCGCGCACCCAGGCGCGGTGACGGCCGAACGTGATCGCCCGGTGGAGGCTGGACAGGACCGCGGCGCCGAACGTGTCGCGCTCGCGACGCTGCGGATCCGCCTCGGTCGGAGGTGGCACCCACGCGACCATGACCGACCAGAAACGGCGGTAGGTGTCCGCGCGGAACCGGCGGTGATCGGCTCTCGGGGCGCGCCAGACGAACAGCGCCGGCAGCTCCGCGGGCTCGAAGTAACCGAGGCGAGGGTCGGAGAAGTAGACGCGGCGAACGACGTTCTGGCCGGCGCGCACACCGTCGATCGCGCCGGGCTGGTTCGGCCGGCCGGTGTCGAGCGCTTCCCACGCCGCGCCGCAGTCCGCCTGGAGCACCGTCGCGAGGAAACTGCCAATCTGGACGAGCGCCGGGTCGCCGGGGGCGAGGGTGCGCTCGTCGAGCGGAGAGACGAGCGGCGCCGCGACGGGCAGCGAAAGGATGCCGACGGCGTCGCTCATGCTATAAAAGGTCTTCGGGCTAGTGGCGCTGGCCTAATGGCGCGATACGGCCCCACCGCGAAGGCCCGCGGTAGATTGGAAGCCTCGGAGCGATCCGGGGCTTTCGTCTTTCAGCCGCTCAGCAGCCCGTCGAGCATCTGCTCCGTCGCCGCGAACAGGTCCTCGCCGGCCGCTTCCGCCGCTTGGTCAAGGTAGGGGTCGGGCTTCGTGCCCGGGTGGTTCACCGACCGCGCGAACACGGTCTGTCCGCCCACCTGGAAGCGGAGGAAGGTGCGGCCGACGTGACGACGACTTTGGCGCGTCTGCCCTTCGAGGAGCGGGCCCTCTTCGCGCGCGCCCAGCTTGGGCCGGATCACGTGCGGGGGCGTGCCCGTCGCAAGCCGCGCGGCGTTCTCGCCGACGTTGACCTGACCGGTCGCGCCCTTGCCGGTGTCGCGCACCTGACCGACGATGCTTTCGCGCGTCGCGCCCGTGCGATCCTGCCAGCGGTGCTCGCTGCGCGCCTTTGCCGTCGTGGTGGTGACCGTGTGGCCGACGACGCGCTGGAGGCCCGCCACGATCTCGCGGTCCAGCGCTGCCCCCTCGGTGACGGCCTGTTCGATGTCCTTCACGCGTAGTCGCCCATGTTGTCGAAGAAACCCTGCGGGGGATTCTCCGCGGCGTTATCGCCGATCGCTCCCGTCTTGCCGCCGACGTTCTTCGCGGGGTCCGGGGGCTCTTCGCCGACGCTCGCGAGCGCCTTGCGGAGCTTGTCGAGGTCGACCTGGGCGTCCTTGCGGAGCGTCACGTAGTCGACCTGCATGGTGTTCGGCCGGAGCTTGCCGGCCTCGGCGAGCGCGAAGTCGCGCGTGATGCGCGCCACGTCCCCAAGGCGCGCCAGGAGAAAGGGCACGTCGTAGTTGCCGTTCGGCGTGCCGAGCGCTCCGTCGACCTTGCTGGACGCGCCGATCACGATCTCGTCGATCACGCCGATGTCGAGGTGGACGTACGACAGGGCTCGGTTGCGGAACCCCTCCAGCCACGTCTCGATCGGGACGACCACGCGAAGATCGGCGACCTTTTCGGCGAGCCCGAGGCCGGTCGCGACGGTGCCGCCCGTGCCGGTGCCGGCCGGGAAGGCGATCGTGAGGTCCGCGCCCGCGAAGGCCTTCCGGGACGACACGGCGCCCCGCACGCGCGCTCCGGTGGTGCTCGTGGGCAGGTACACGCGCTCGGTGACGGTCGAGCCGTCCACCGTGCCCGTCACGTCGGCGTAGGCCGGTGCGTGCGCCGGGGTGGTGCCGCCGACGAGGAATGCCACCCGACGAGGGAGCGCGTCCATCGCAGCGACCACGGCCGCGGCGAACGTGTCGACGGTGCGCGTCGACGCCTGCGTCGCCATGGCCGTCTCCAGCGCTTCCGGCTCGCGGCCATCCCAGGCGTAGCCCGGGGAGAAGTCAGCGTAGAGGACGCGCACAGGTCAGAGCGCTTCGAAGTGGTCTTTCAGCTTCTTCACACTGACCACGTCGAAAAAGCCGATCGTGGAGCCCACGCAGTACAGCTTCTCCTCGCGAGCAGGGAAGCTGAAGTGCTTGCCCGAGAACCTGCCAGGTCCTCTCCAGCGGGCGAGCACATGTCCCTCCGGAGGGTGGGGATCGGGGACGGCGGACGCTTTCCTGGGCGCCGGAACGTCGGCCGAAACCGAATCGTGGCGCTCGAACATACCCGCGAGCTTGGCGATCGACGCCTTGGGGAAGAAGCCGAGCGTACGACCGACGCAGTACGTGCGCTCCGCGCCTTTCGGATACGTGTAGAACACGCCGGAAAAGCGCCCCTCGCCTTTCCAGAAGGCGAGATCGTGCGTGCTGGGGATGATCGGACCAGGGTCGCGAACGCGCAGCTCGTCGCTGGGCGGCGGCAGAATGCCGAGCGTGCCACCTTCGAGAACCTCAACGACGGCCTCGACCGACGTACTGAGAACGTCGGTGCCCCCAGCGTCGGAGCTTTCGCTCGCGTCGACCTCTTCCAGCGCCTCCTCGTTCTCTTGCGCGTTGACGAGGTCGAGGTCGGAAGACGCGAGTGATGTGGAGGGAGCCTCCGGCAGCGGTGTGGGCAGCGCCGCCGGAGGGTAGTTTTTCCTCTGCTTCGACATCGGGATCAGGCGAGGCAGTTGCCGATGAGGTAGCCCGCGCGCGACGCCACGACCTTGGGCACCCACGCATCGCTCACCTTGACGAAGTACGCGCCACGTCGGCCGTTGCGCTGGTCGTAGGTGACCGCCGTCTGCTTCCCCTCCCAGTCGAAGGTGAAGCCGAACGAGTAGTTGTCCTTCTTGGGCATCTTCGACACGCGCGCGACGCCAAAGTACTCGCCCCAGATACGATCGAGCGAGAGAGTCTGGCCGATGTTCGCGGTGTCCTGCCACGCCTTGCCGACGAGCAGCTTGTCGAGGCCGAAGATGCCCGCGAGCAGATCCGGCGAGGCGAGACCCGAGCCGGTGTACTTGTAGAGCTCGCGCACCTCGGGGTGACGGGCGAGCACCTTGTACACGTTGAAGCCGCACCAGCCGACGAGCTCCGTCGGGCCAGGCCCGCCGAGGCACGCACCGGCCGCATCCTGGATGTCCTTCACCGGCGTGCCACCGTTGGCGGAATCCCACTCGGAACCCGCCGCGAGCGTGTTGTAGTTCGAGCCGTAGTTCGAAGAGGTCGTGAGCAGACTCGCGATGTCCTTCTCGCGGTTCCACTCGAGACCGTCGTTCGCCTTGTAGTTGGCATTGCCGAGCAGGTCGAGCGGCGCGTCGGCGTTCGCGATGTTGTCCATGTCGACGCGCTCCTCGAGCGCCTTGCCGGCGCAGAAGTAGCTGTTCGACTGGTCGATGTTGGTCGAGAGCTGCTGCACCTCGCCGCGGGGGCCGATCGACGCGCTCGGGTAGGCGAGGTAGTCGCGGTCGTTGTAGACGCTGTACTTGTCGCTCTGCTTCGGCACGACCGCGATCGGGAGGATCTGCGTGCCGATGTACTCCTCGTTCTGGAAGCGGATCGAGAGCGTGGACAGGGAGGCGTCGACGTGCGGGGGCGACCCGGCGACGTCGCGCATCTGCACGAGCGCTCGCTGCGCTTCGGCCAGCTTGTCGTAGACCTCGCGATCCTTGCTCTGGATCTTCGCGTGCGGGTTCTGGCGCAGGGTCGCCGCCACGCGGTCGTACGTCGCGATCGCGCCGTAAAACCGCTCCTGCGTCTGGAGGAACTCCCGGACGCGCTGCGTGCGCTGGAGCCGGGCGATATCCGCGGGCGTGTACTCGCGGAACTTGGTGTGTGCATCGGGGATGTCGAGATACGCGCTCATGGGGAAACGTGCTCCGGTGCGGCGCGTACTCGACGGCCGCGAAAGCGGTTGAGGATGAGCCGCGCGCGAAGGGGCCGCGCGGCGAGATGGGTCAGGCCTTCACGCTCGACGGGTTGATGCCGATCATGAGGCCGACGACGTCGCCCACGACGCCGCTCTGGAGGAACATGCCGCGGATGTACTGCGCCGTCGTGCCGCCACCGACCGTGGCCGCGTCGGTGTAGCCGTCGGACACGCGCACCGCGAGCGTGCCGCGCGTGGCGCCGCCGGTGCCGACCGTGACGGGCATCACGGCGGTGCCGTAGAGCACGACCGAGGCCGTGCGGCCAGCGAGGTTGCCCTGCGCGGTCACGCCGATCGCGGCGGCGTCGCTGCCGCTCGTCGCGACGAGCAGGGTGTCGGACGTGGAGAACTTGACCTCGACGCCCCTGGCGAACGCGGGCTGCGAGGGGTCATCGAACTGCATGGTGAGCGCGTGATCGAGGCGCTCGTGGGGACGGACTGCCATGGTCGTGATTCCTTGGGGTGAGGGGGAACGTCAGCGCTCAGGCAGCCGCCGGAGCATCGTCGAGGAGGGACGCGGCGGCGTCGCCACCGCGGGTGAAGCCACCGTTCGCCACGGGCGTCGCGGTCGCGCCAGGCTCGGTGATCGCGCGGATCTGAGGCGTGGGCTCGACCATGGGCGTCGTCGTGGTGATCGCCGGACCGAGCAGGCCAAGGTCGCGACGACCGTCGATCTTCGCGAGACGCGCGGCGAACTTCTTCTGGCCGAGCGTGCGCGTCGGGACCTTGTCCGCGTTCAGGCTCTCCGGGTCGGGCGTCGTGTCCGCGAGGAACGTCCGCGCGAGATCGATTTCCTCGTCTCGCGCCGTCGGCTCGCTCTTCTTGCCCACGCGCGCGTCGATGTCGCGAATGGCGCTGTCGAGGAGCATCGTCGCGAGGCGCGTGCTCGTCTCGGCGAGGCGGGTCTCCAGGCCCACCGCGCGCTTCTGCTCGGCGGCGATCAGCGCGGTCTGCTCGGCGAGAGAGCCGCGTGCTTGGTCGAGCTCCGCGGCCTTGTCCGCCGGCATCGGGAGCGACTTCCAGCAGAGGTCGAAGGTCTCGCCGCAGCCGGGGCACTTCATGGGGGCGGTGGCGCCGCCCTTGTCCGCGCGCACGTCGCGCTCTTCGATGTCGATGGTCTTCTTCGTGGTCATGGGAGGGTCTCCAGAGGGCGCAGGCGCAGGGGTGACGCCGAGCGGTGGGGGTCGAGGGGTCGAGTCGCCCGCGCGGAGCTGCGCGAGCACGTCGCGGACTTGCACGCGCCCACCGAGGGCTCGGGCCATGTCGCGTGCAGCGGTGACAAAGGCGCGCTGGGCCAGCGCCGCAGCGTTCGAGCCGACGTTGACGGCGCTGTTCTCGCGGAGCTCGTTCTCCGAGAACACCAGGATCTCGCGGCCGTCGATCGTCCGCAGCTCCACCTTGCCCGGGGCGAATCCCACGCTGAACGCGTTGAGAACGCCTTTTGCGTACTTCTCGGCAATCTCGCGGTCGAACTCCGTGGTGTCATCGAACACGGCGGTCGCGAGCAGTTGTTTTCTCTCGCACCGGACGTTCTCGCATTTGCCGATCGCGGGCCGAGCGATCCCCTCCCGGCCGTGCATCCACAGCAGGACGGGGTTGTCCAGATACCGCTTCAGTCGTCCGTCTTGGTCCCAGTCGCAGACGAGGATGCTGTCATGGGAGTCGATGTCTTCGGTGCTGGCGACGAAGTCGACGACGACGAGCTGGCGGTTCTTGCCTGTCGACGGATCGAGGCGAGCCTCTCGGCGCACAGTGCGCACGACGGCAGTCCGCAGGAGCACTCCATCCGGTGCAGCATGCCCGTCGTCTCCGGCCGGGTTGGAAGACGCGACGCGTCCCTCTGTGTCTGGACCTTGTCCACGGCCCTTCTCTTTCTCGGCGTCGATCAGCGCCATCATCTTCTTCTCTCCGAGCCTCCCGACGACAAGCCACTTGATCTGGGCCACGACGCCCGGGGGCCGATGATCCTGGTAATGACGCGCCGCCCATGCCTCACGAAGGCGAACGGCCTTCTCTTCGGCGCGCGTCTTGGGCACACCGCCCTGACGCTGAATGCGCGAGAGAATCTCGAATTGCGCGTTCCCCTTGATGTTGCCGCCAAGACGCCAGATCTTGGGATGCTTCTCTTTCAAAGACAGCGCGTAGTCGAGACTGAAACGCGCGTAGTCGCTGCTGCGGAGAGAGACTGCCTTGTTGTCTCCCTCCTTCGGGAAGTTCGTGATCGCCATCAGCTCACGTGCGCGACGTTTTTCCACCCGAGCTTTTCAAAGTCCGCGATGCGGTTCTGAAGGACCGCCGCGAGCCCGTTGAGACGTAGCTCGTTGGCCGCCTCGTAGGCTCCGTCGAGTTGCGCGGTGTACGTCTCGAACGCCGCGAACATCATCTCCACGAGCTTCTCCGGCGCGGTGTTGTCGGGAACGCTCGTCCCGATCGTGGCTGCACCGATGTCGTAGGTGGGGGCGAAGCCGAGCGTGCGGACGCGCTCCTTCACCTCATCGAGGTGCTCGAACACCATCTTATAGGTGTCCTGGAAAAGGCTGTGGAGCCCGGCGAAGGCCATCCCGGTCGTCATGACGTGCGCGTTGTGCGCAAGCCGATGAAAGGCATCCAGATTCGGGAGGAGGCCGTTGAGAAGTTCGGCGCCTTGTCGCCGAATGCCCTCGGGGCGGGGAACGCAGGATCTCATTCGCTGTCCGGCGGCTCTTCGTCGCCGTCCTTCAGCTCATCCAGGTTGATCTTGTCGAGCTCGTTCGCTTCGGCCGCATCCTCGTCGGTCTCAGCGCGGAATGGGTGCTTGCCGCTATCGGTAACGTGGTCACGCACTTGGTCGTGAAACGCCTGGAGCGACATTGAGCCGATGCGACCCAGCATCGTCGGGTGGACATGCGCAAGGTAGTGCTCGCGCGCAGCGTCGATCGAGTCGAACCCGAAGAGCCCTTTTTGTTCGTCGTAGTGCCCGCTTGACGTCTTGAGCTGCGTCACCACGAACACGCGGTCGGCGGTGAGACTTGGACCGAGATAAGCGTCCCATCCCTCACCGTCGTCGCCACGGAGCGACTCGCCGGCATGGCCGATCAGGCCGTGGACGTAGCCGTAGTCGCCTTTCTGCGTGATGCTGTAGGGCTTGCCGTCTGGGCCGATACCCTCGATAACTGTCCCGTTGTGACGGTCGATCTTGAGCACGAGGCCATGTCGCTCGATCGTGCTTTCGGGCTGGCCGTCGCGATGACGAGCGGATTTCATGCCGCCTCCCGCCGCACGCCGGCCTCGCGAAGGAGGCAGTCGACCGCGAAGACACGGGCCATCCGGGCCATTGCCTTCTCGCTCACCTCGGGACCCTCGCTGTCGTTGGCTGGCTTCTCGTCGGGCTTCTTGGTGGGCTGTCCTTGCGCCGCGTCTTCGGGCTTCGGAGGTGTCCACACCCCGCCGCCGAGAAGAGCCTCGCCTTCATCGGGCTCCGGGGCGCCGAGCATCTGCCACACCCACCGGAGCGGCAGGGGGAGGTCCCCTTTGCCGCGCATGCGCTCGATCGCGAGCGCGATCACTTCCACGTCGCCACCTTGTTCCGTGACGAAGCGGAAGGTGGGAACAGGCACCTTGCCGAAGTTGTAGCGAACCAGCGGGGCGACGAGTTGGCGCTGAATCACGCTTTCATCGCCGCGCGCATCGATGTCGCGCACCTCGGCGGAAACGTTCTCTGCGGTGCCGGCGGTGCGCGCGGTGCCGCGATTGCCCTCTTCGACGGTGAGCGTGTGGCCCGTGGCAACCTTGCTCATCTCCTCGCCAAGGAAGCGCGCAAACGCCATGTGAAGTTCGCCGTCGCCCGCGGTGCGGTTCTTGGCGTATTCAATGATGACGCCGACCTTGTCCTTGTTGTACGTCGTCCAACCGTTCGAAGTGAGCTGCTGAAGCGCCACCTCCAGATCGGCAATGTCGTCCTCGCCTGCGCCGCTGGCGTACTCGCCCTTTCGATAGGGCTTCCACGCGAGCTCTGCGAGCTTGAGACCGTCCGCGATCAGCCACGTTCGAAACAGCGACGCCCACACGAGCGGACGAATGAGACCTTCGCGCGACCCCACGGCGCCGTTGATCCGAGGGCGGTTCACCAAAAACCGACCATCGGCAAAATCGCGCAGGAGGTCTTTGCCAGGATACGAATTGTTTCCTGGGCCGCCCATCACGTCGAACCAGCGCAACCGCGCATCGCTCGGGTCGTAGATGAACCGCCGGGGCGCGATTGGCATGGAGCCAACGGGCACCACGTACCGCCCTTCCCTGCGCCAGAGCATTTCCGACGCCGCGTGACCGTGGATCGTACCGGCGTTCAGGTGCGTGATCGTGTCCGATAGCCCTCGCAGATCCTCGCCGTCGACCCGTTCGTTGCCGAGAGCCCGCAGAACGTCCTCGACCCACGCGGCAACGCGCAGATCCCGAGGCCGGTCGCTCGCAGGGATGACCTGCCAGGGCAAATTTGCGACTGCGCGCTCGCGCCGGCTGCATACCGTCTGAAGGTGGCAGTCGCGCGTACGCTGGTCTTCGAGGAGGTCGCAAAGCTGCCAGACGTACCCGGTATCCGCCTGGCGCATGATTGACGAGACCTCGTCCGGCTTCCGGGCGGCCGGACGGAGGTAGTGCTGCGTGAGCGGCCGGGGTGCCTGTGCGGCGCTCGGCTTGCTCGTGAGGCCCGACGCCGCGGCACGGATCTGCGGGACGATCGCGGCAGCACGTGCGGCGAGCCCGGAGAGAAAGCCGCGCGAAGCGGCGCCGTCGGCCATGGGAGGTTGAGCGCTTCTCCGCCGTCGGTCAGACCGAGGCGTGCGAGTAGTTGAGCGACGCTCCGTAGAGCGCGGTCGTATTCGTGCCGTGCGTGCCAGGCGTGAGGATGATCGTCACGAGGCGCGCCGTGTTCGGGATATCCGCCGCAGCGATCGTGGCGGTGATCTTGTGCAGCGTGGCGCTCTTCGTGGAGGCATCGTCCGCGGTGTCCGTCACGCCCGAGCCGCCGTCCCACGACGTCACGACCGTGAAAGTCGCTGCGTCCGTCGTGCCAGACACCACCCACAGGTCCAGCGTCGCCAGCGCCGCACCGGAGAAGGACGGAGGGAGAACGAGGGAGCAAGCGATCTTGTCGACGTTGCCCGTCGCCCAGAGGATGCGCTGCGCCCCGTTCGAGTCGCCTTCCAGCGAAGGGCCGGTGTCGCTCGCGAGGAGCCCGCCGTTGCCGCTGGCGTTCGCCACATCTCCCGAGGCGTCGACCTCGCGAAAGTCGTAGACGGCAATGGGGATCGAGCCACCTCCGCCGAGCGATACGCGCTCGAACGCGCTGGACGTGGAGTTCCACCGCCAAAGCGAGTTTTCGCTCCTGGCGAGGAAAAGACGTCCGTTGTCCTTGTCGCGCGCGGGCACGCTCGACAGCGCCGCCTCGCTGGCCACCGAGCCCGCGATGCGGCTCGACACCGATCGGGCCAGTTTGTCGCCCCAGTTCTCCGACATGTTCGACTCCTACGCGTCCAGCTCTCGCGAGCTGGGAGCGAAGCGACGTTGAGCAACCGGTCTGTCCGGGCAACGCGCTCGCGAGCGTAGAAAAAGCCTGCGGTTTTCGATGTGGTTTGGCAATCACTTTAATCGCTCAACGCGACGATCCGATTTGCCGTGAACGCAAGGCGATCGTGACCCACATACCACGCGATCGCTCAGTCCCCATACCCTCGGTCGTTCCCTTCCGCGGACTCGTCGCCGAAACCGCGAAGCGACGCCTCGCCCGTTCGACGGGGACGTGGGGCGAGTCGCTCCGGTGGCGGACACGACACGATCGCGAGCGCCGCCGACATCAAGAGGTCCCCGTGCGACTGCCCCTGCTTCGGGAGGAGGATCTTCGTCGCGCCGCCCGGGAGGTGCGCGACCGTCGTGCCCTTGATTTGTGCGAGCAGGCGCGGATCGTTTGGGAGCTCCACCTGCCCTGCTTGCATGCGTCGACGAAGCTCGGCGAAGAGCTCCACCTGTGCGTCGCGGTTCGGATCGAACGCCTCGAACGAGGGGACCTTGCCGCGCTCATCGGGAGGCAGCGTCGCAACGAACTTCGAGCGCTCCTCCTCCCGCAGCGTCGCGAGGTAGTGATCGCCGCGGAGCGTGCGACAGTTGTACTCGGTCGCTTTGCGGAGGAAACGCGGCACTGTGAGCGCGGGTGTCACGCTCTGTTCCTTCGTCGGCCGAAGCTCGTCGAGGTACACGAGGACCGCCTTGCCGTCCTCAGGACGCGCGATCGCCTGCGTCGCGCTGTTCTTTGTGAGTCCGTAGTCGGCGCCGCAGTAGTGGAGCCCGGGGCGCGGAGGCATCGTCAT